GGGCGGCGTGCAATGGCGTACCAAAGCGCAGGCATTCCTGAATCGCGGCAAAGTATCTGCCGACGAATTGATTAAAAAGCAACAGGAACAGATTGACGCGCTGATGGCCAAGGTCAATGAATTGGCCTCTGGTGAAGCGCCGCGCCGTGGACGCCCGCCAAAGGACGAAGTAAAATCTGAGTAATTTTTTAAGGGATTGCGATGGGAACCCTACTTTCAAACGTGCAGGATGTGTGCTTGGAATTGGGGTTGCCATCCCCTACGGTGGTCGCAAACAGCAGTGACGAGACCATCAATCAGCTTCAGGCACTGCTCAATCGTGTTGGCGAGACGCTGACGACCGAAAACGATTGGCAGGCGCTTATCAAAGAATATCGTTTCCAGACGGTCTATTATCAGTACACCGGAAACGCCACATTCAATTCCAATACGTTGACCGGCATGTCCAGCATTGCCGGCCTGACCTCAGATTTTATGGTGTCGGGCAATGGCGTGATGCAGGACACATTTGTGGTTTCTGCGTCGGGCAATTCTGTTGTAATGAATATTCCCGCAACGGGCGATGGCAGCGGCACTTATACCTTCGGTCAAGTAAATTACCCGATGCCGTCTGACTATCAACGGATGGTCAATAAGACGCAGTACAACAAGTCGAACCGCTGGTCGGTTATCGGCCCCAAAGATGCGCAGGAATGGCAGTGGCTTAAAGCGTCTTATGTGACTACCGGCCCGCGTATGCGCTTTCGTATTCAAGGCAACAAGTTCGCCGTGTGGCCTGCGCCGTCTGCGCAAGTAGTGCTTGGCTTTGAGTATCAATCCGGATCGTGGGTTGCCGATCAGTCTGGCACTTACAAAACCAAAGCGACCGCCGATACCGATACTTTCCTGTTCCCAGATCGCCTGCTGATTCTCGGCACGAAGCTGAAGTATTTTGAGATCAAGGGCTTTGATACCACGACGCTGTACGCTGATTATCAGCGCGAGCTGTCCAAGTTCAAAGCACAAGACGCAGGCGCAGATACGCTCTCGCTGGCTCCGAAGTATCCGAACATTCTGCTTACTCAGAACAACCTGCCGGACACTGGTTTCGGCAATACGACGAGCTGAGAATAATCATGCGCTATCTTGACACCGTAGTAAAAATGCTTCGCGCCAATACTGCCTTTAATGACATTGAGGCAAAGATGATGCCGCAGATGGAAAAGTCAGAGATGGGCGCAAAGCTGACCGAGCATCATCCAATAACGTCAAAGGTTGAAACGCAACCTTACGGCATGGCGCTTAAGAAAATATGATTGCCAACCTGACCGGCACGCCGTCGCGCCTTTCTCAAAAGGCGATTAACACTTCATCGACTACGCTATATACGGCGCAGCCGGACGGTCGCACTGCAATCATGGACATCGCTGTGGTCAACACGACCAGCAGCACGATTACTTTAAGCATGTGCGTGGGTTCTATTGCTGAAGCAAACGCAATTGATTTTTACAATACGCCAATCCCTGGCAAGACAAGCGTGCAACTGTCTGGTTATCAAATCTTGAATCAGAATGAAGTGCTGGTCGCGCAGGCATCGGCGGCTGGTCTGACAATTAGCATTAGCGGCGTGGAGCGAGTATGAGATCAGATACTTACCCGCCGTTTAACAGTACGCAGAATTCACTTAGCGCCGATTGGAATTTACAAGTCGGCCGGGGCAAGGTTGATGGCGCAACGCTGGTCAACGTGCAAGGCTATAACGCTGCCATGCCGACTAGCTTTCGTGCTGCATGGGAGCTTGCCAACACGGTCGCTTATGTCTATCCCACGGCACTGACAACGATGTCGTTTACCAGCTCGTCGGCTGAAACGCTAACGATGCGCGTCGATGGCTTGGATGCAAGTTATGCGATTAAAACGGCGACGGTCACATTTACCGCCAGCACGACAGGTGTTGTGACCTCGGGTACGGCAGACTTTTTCCGCATCAATCGGATGACGATTACGTCCGGCACAAGCGCAGGCAATATCTCTGCAACAAATGGCGGCGTGACTTATTCGTATATTGGTGCAGGCGCTGGTATTAGCCAAGCGTCGCTTTACACCGTACCGGCTGGTTATACGTTTTACCTCACGCGCGCACAGGCATTCACGACGAACAACGGCACACAGTACTGCACATATCGCGTTTACTCGCAAACGCTGCCAAGCGGCGTGACAACGCCTCAGACAGTGCTGACAGCGCCGTTTACGCAATTTTATATGTCCACTCGCGTCGTGCCGCGCGGCTATGCGGAAAAGACCGACATTCAATGGCAACTGATGCAGTCAAACCCTGCGCCTGGCTCGATTCAGGTGGAAGGCACTTTGATTGCTAACACGGCGGCATAAAGGGCCAATCATGCCAGCAAAGAAAAGAGTTTCTCAGATCGTCACAGTGCCAGCGCCAATTGGCGGTTGGAATGTGCGCGACCCGCTGCCAATGATGCAGCCAAACTATGCGCCCATTCTGGACAACTGCTTTTGCTTGCCATCTGAAATTCAGGTTCGCAAGGGTTACACAAAGTTTGCGACGTTTACCGGCGTGGCCGAGACGGTCATGGATTACAGCCCGAGCACTGGCTCGTCCAAGCTGCTTGCGGCAATCTCGAATGGTGCGCTTTACGGCATTTTTGATATTACGGCGGGCGGTGCGATTACGACGCCTGTTGTGTCGGGTTTGACTAGTGCGCAATTTAAACATTGTCACTATGCGACGACGGGCGGCAACTTTTCGTATTTCGTCAACAATTCAGACAGCGCAATTTTGCATGATGGCACGAATTGGTACACGGTTACGACCAGTTCTACGCCTTACGCCATCACAGGCCCGTCCAATACGATCTTCCGCGACGTTATTACGCATAAGCGCCGTCTTTGGTTCCTGCCTGATAATTCTTTGGCTGTTTGGTATCTGCCGACAGACCAGATTGCAGGCGCTGCGGTAAAGTTTGATTTCGCTCCAATTTTCCCGCGCGGCGGCAAGATCATCAAAATTGATACTTGGTCGCTTGATGCTGGCGTCGGCTTAGATGATTATTTTGTAGTGGTGACTTCCGAGGGCGAAGTGGCCATTTATACCGGCACAGACCCCGCTTCGGCATCCACTTGGTCGCTGCAAGGCGTGTTTTATATCGGCACTCCCACCGGCACTGGCCATACCTGCAAGTTCGGCGGTGACTTGCTGATGATTAACAAGGACGGCATCGCGCAGATGTCAAAGTCTTTGATGTCATCGCGCGTCAATACTTGGTTGCAACTGACTGACAAAATTCAGCCTCGCTTGGCGCAAGATACGACTGATTACCAGACGCACACGGGTTGGGATATTTTGCTTTTCCCGCCAGCCAATATGCTGCTGGTCAACATTCCGATTGAGAATGGCCAAGCGTATCAATACGTCATGAATACTATTTCGGGCGGCTGGGCGCGATGGACAGGGCTTCCAGCCAAGTGCTGGTATTACGCCAACGATATGCTGCTGTTTGGCGCTGATGGTTATGTGGCGCAAGCATGGAATGGTCAGAACGATGACGGCATGCAGATTACGGCCGATATTTTGCCTGCATATCAGAATTTCGGTTCGGCCAGCCAGCTTAAACGCTGGACAATGGGGCGCGTATTGATTGGCTCCACTTCTGACGCAACTTATGGCGCTCGTATTGAATTGGATTTTAACTTAAGCCCGTATCAATTCAATTTGCCGCTTGCCGTGGGGACGCCGACTGGCGTTTATGGCGTGTCAAAGTACGATCAATCTGTATATGGCGGCCAAGTGGTGATTAAAAAGCTTTGGAAAAATGTCAGCGGCATCGGCTATTGGGGTTCGATGCACATTAAATTCCAAACGCTATACGCTGACGTTCGTCTTTATTCGTATGACGTTGCAATGGAAAGCGGAGGGAACATTTAATGCCATCCAAATCTGCCGCGCAGCATCGCTTGATGGCGATGGTGGCGCACGACCCGAAAGCCGCAAAGCGGCTAGATATTCCGCAGTCTGTTGGCCGTGAGTTTGTCGAGGCCGACAAAGGTAAAAAGTTCGCCAAAGCCCTGCGCAAGCGTGACAGCAAGAATAATTACTGATCGCCAGGACGAGCTTGGCGAATGGATGTGCAGCCGCCAAGGGGCGCATTATGGCCTTAACAGCGGCTACTATATTGGCAACGAAAAAGACGGCAAAATTGTGGCCGTCGCAGGTTTTGACAACTTCAACGGCGCAAGC